CCTACATATCGTCTGTTTAGGTTGAAACCGGAAAGCATTTCGACAGACGGCCTAACGATTCTACTATAAACTCAAACTTGGGTTTTATCTTAAACAGTTCTACATACTTAAAGGATATTTCCTGAAAGGACGGCTTGGCAAGAGTATTTGACGAGAGAAATTTCAAGGCCTGGTGTAGAGCGTAGGGAGAAGCATATTTACTGGATAAATCTATAAGCTTGTAATTACGTAAGATAAGGTCTTTATTTTCTCTAATGAGGGTTAAGAATTTATCTGTGCTATTAATAGATGATACAGTATTGATAAAATCAATAGGGTCTTTATCATATAAGTTCAGATATGTCTGATCAGCCGTAAAGTAGGCTTCCTTTAATTTATGAAGGGTCTTGTAGCCCACACGAGCGATTCCTGGTATATTATCGCCCTTATCACCAACCAATGCCTTATAGAACAAGTATTCTGCGGGGTGGATTTTCACACTCTTCATTCCATCAAAATATTCAGGAAAGTTCTTGTTAGTAACAAGGGTCTTCTTATATGGAACATAGCAAGAAATGCTGGAACCGGCAACCATCTGTAAGAAATCAGTGTCATTACTTAAAATAACACAGTGTTTTCCTAGGCTGTTAAGCTGTTCAGCCATGATACCAATAATATCGTCTGCCTCTATGCCTGTCTCCATAAATACTGGGAGATTAAACACCCGGCATAATTCCACCACAGAATCTCTCAGTTTCCCATAGACACTGGATAAGAAATCTTTAGTATCAATCAAAGCACCTGCTACTGGTTTTAACTCTCTATTACCTTTGTAGTCAGCAAACAAAGCTTGTTTTCTCAAAGATCCGCCAATATCAAATATGATATAGCAAGAAGAGGCATTAAAGTTCTTTACCTGAAGCCCCAATTGGTGGATAAACATATCAGCAACAGAGCTAATTAGCTCAGACTCGGTCAGGAGGTTAGAACCTACTTGTCTAGCATATAGTAATCTAATTAATAAGTTGCTACCATCCACCAACAAAGCTGGATTTGTATCCATAAACATTAAATCTTTTACCATGCCAATCCTTTAAGGATGGCATCCACAGCCATCGAAGTTTCCATTCCTGTAATATCGACCTGTTCCGGCTGTTTCGGCAGAAGTTTCTCTGAAGTTTTTGAGATATTTTGTATAGGTTGAAAACAATATAATTTGGAGCGTTCAACCAACTTATAGTATGTCTTACCAGCAGGTATCATATTCACAGAGAGTGTTCTAATGCCATGAGCAGTATAGTAATTAGCAAAACCAGTCATAAGTCTGATATCAAATTGATTTATTTTAAGTAATCTGCTTAAATTCAAGGTAAAGTGTGTAACAGACGAAGTAAGAAAGATATCCATCATATCTTTCTTAGTTAAAAAATAATAGGAAATCTCTTTGTGGGAGTCAGATAGGAGTTGCAGACCTTTACCTTTTGAGCCTAAAAATACCGGATCAGATAAATCAAACTCTTCGTGAGCTTTAGTAAATTTGAATTTTGTGTAGAGTAATAATAGAAATAGATATTGGAGATTAACATATTTTAATTTACTCAGCCGCAACTTATTAACGAGTTTGTTTGTTCTTATAAGGCTTGACAGATATTCGAGACCAAACTTATCAGAATAGAGTTTAATACTGTTATTCTTTCCTACAATACATATATGAATATCCGACTTTTTACTACAAATTGCCCAGAAGTTTATCTTGTCTGATAGTATTAAGTACTGTTTTTTATCTTTTACGGCCAAAGAATAGATCATACTAACAGAATCTGGTGAAGAACAAATCAGATAACTGTCTACCACAGAGGAGAATAACTTGTATAATTCTTTTCCGGTACTACTTAAAATTTCAAATTTTTCGCAGAGTAGCAACACTTTCTGGATATTTACCAGCCGTTTTAGCTTCAAAATCGGTTCAAGGATAGCATCAACTGCTTGTAGAGCAATGAGATTGTTCCGTCCCGACGTGAGCGCGGCCCATTTTTGCCCAAAAGAGCTACTATATTTTAGCTTGTTATCAACTAGAACACTATAATAATCCAAGTCAATTATCAGTATACTGTTAGTAAAGGTTATAGTAGATAGTACTCTTTTGTTAAGAGCCTTATTATTCTCTCCTAGTAACTGTTTATTTTTAGGTGAACTACTGATTATCATATTTATATATTATTTATATATTAAAAGAAGCAAGAATCGTGCCAAAATTGTCTCAAACTTTTCCTTCGTCCTGACCGACCCCATCCGATATATACTTACCGAGTGAATTAAACTCATGCGGTTATTAAATTACTTGATACCTATGTATCGAGTCTACGCTGGAAACCTCCAGCCTTTTCGTGAGTTAACTCTCATCCCAGGAGCCAAAAATGGCAACCAACTTTAATCTTTTCAAGGAACTGCTAGAAAAATCAAACCAAAAGACTGCGAAGACAGGTCCTTATTGGTTCAAGCCCATAGCAGGTAGCACTCATACCCTCCGGTTTCTCCCACTCAAGTCTCGTAATTTCGAGCTTCCTGTGGAAATCTATAACCATCACGCAGTAAACTTCCCTGACGGACGATTCGAGAGTTTCGCCTGTCCCAAGAAAGCTGGCGAAGGTGATTGTCCCTTCTGCGAACTTGCTTCTGCCTCTTATAAGCGGTACACAGCAACTGATGATATTAAGTATAAGGAAGCTTTCAAGCAGCTTGTAGTTAAGCAGAATTATCTCCTAGTCGGTTATGAAGTCGATAAGCTAGATACTGCTAACATTACCGAAGAGTCTGTAAAGATTGTTCGTGCCAGTTCCAAGGCTTCTATGGAAACTATCGTTTCTATTATGAGCAAGGAAAAGGACTTCGTAGATCCTGACAATGGTCGTAATGTTGAACTATTAAAGCCAGCCGGTAAGGGCGCTATTGTAGCCACCACCTGGGCCTTCCAAGATCCAGAACCTGCCTTTACTGGTAAGACTGCCAAGGCTACCTGGGATAAGCTTCTAGAGGTATCTCCTGACCTAACTGCTCTTATCACTCCTCCAACCAAGGAAAAGATGGCAGAGCTTATGGCACGATTCACTAGCCAGCCCAAGGTTGACGAGCCTGTTGTTAGTCCAACAGCTTCGGCTCCTGTAAAGCCTGCTAAACCAACTGTTACTGATAGTGAAGATGTTAGCGACGAGATGCTAGCTGAACTCCGTAAGTCAATGGAAGATGCTGACTAATAGATCGGGATACAGCCTGCTTTGAGTGGTTCCTTTCCAGGCTGTATGTTGGGCCAGACACTTCACCTCCTTAGTGTCTGGCCCATTTTTTTTAAGGATATAAAATGGCAAAAGGTGTGAGTAAGAAAAGTTTGACGGGATTATCCCGCGAGGAAGAGAAGCTAACTGGCCTATCTAACTTAGGTGATCTTGATGGTTTCCGTTCTGACCTCCGTAAAGAGTTTGGTGCCGATGCCGCATTAGAAGACGATGACAACATTACTGGTTTTATTAAGACCAATCTTGATGCGTTAGACTATTTGCTTGGTGGTGGAATTCCACAAGGCAAAATGACAGAAGTGGCTGGTAGAGAAGGCACAGGCAAGTCCTCTTTCGCCATTCACATGCTTGCTAATGTTCAAAAGCAGGGCGGTCTTGGTGTTATTATTGATACTGAGTCTGGTGGCGCTGGTGATAGATTTAGGCTAGAGCATTTTGGCGTAGAGCCATCTAAAGCTATTATTTCTGTTGCTGATGTAGCTGAAAAAGTATTTAGTCAGATTGAGCGAGTTGCTAACTACATCGCAAAAAACAATATCAAAGAACCATCTATGGTTATTGTTGATTCTGTTGCTGGTATGATTGCGAAGTCTGAATTAGAAGCCGACATGGAGACAAGCTCTTTCGCAAGCACGGCTCGTGTAATTTCAAAGGGTATTAAGAAGACTAAGGCTATTTGTCGAGAGACTAACTTGGCTTGTTTATTTGTGAACCAGTCACGCGTTAAGATTGGCGGGATGGTAAACTCATACACAGGCCCAGAATATACCACCCCAGGTGGAGATGCTCTGAAATTCATGGCTATTACTCGTCTATTTTTTGAACGCGGGAAGATGCTTGGCGAATCAAAGATGGCAGAAGGCCATGTGGTTAAGTGTAAGGTTATTAAATGTAAGACCTCTGGCGCAATGAATCGTGTTTTACCTTTACGATTCTATTATGATGACCGGAATTATAGCAATGCTGGAACCGTATATGATGTTCTAAATGACGCAAAGGCACTTGGCACTTCTGCTTGGAAAACCATCAGCCTCCCAGATGGGTCTGAAAAGAAGTTCAACTCTGACGCTACTTTTATGGAGTTATTTAATGCCTCCGAAGAGAATCGACAGCACTTCGTAAACATGATGAAATCTTGTTTTACTAATCTTGCTCTTAATGACAGTAATGATACAGAAGTTTTAGTTCCACATGAGTTGTTACTAGAAGACTAATACATATTAGTAGATACAAAAAGGCCCACTGTTTAAGGTGGGTCTTTTGCTTTATATTATAATATTTAAGCTAGACCTTGTAGTTTATCTAAGAATCTTTTTACTTCTTCAAAAGTTCCTATAATCTCTACTTCATCGTAAGAACCACCATCTTCACCGCCTACAGATATTACATATCTTTCTGGATTTCTTAAACCTGCATTAAAACTATATTTAGCTCCTGGAGAGTGTATAGTTTTATTTTTTTCTGGTGTTCCACCATGCGATAAATCCGTTGGGTGGAGATTGTCTGTGTTTTCTATTAAACTTTGTGTGTATAACCGTCCATCAAATGACATATAGTTTTCTCTTCAATATAATTTAATTTACAATTTAAGCTATGTCTTTCTCTTAAAACTCTCGATACAATAGTTAAGAGAGATATTATAAATGCCTTATGACAACTTAGATAGCATCGACCCTATTGAAAATACAGAAATAGAGGAAGAATCAGAAACAGATGAGATATTAGAGTCCTTAACTTATGATGACCAACGAACAGAGGTTGAGAAGAAACGGGATAAAAAATATGAGTATCGGGAAATAACTTATAATAAACAAGATGTTGCTGATGTAGAGAAAAAGGCCATTGGTGAAATGGTTAAAATCGAACCAGACTTGAACAAGTATTCAGAAGTTTTTATTACACGGGCTACGGCATTTTATCCAGAACTTTTAGAGGGTTTTGAGTTAAAGAAGAAGCGTGGTAAGAAGTCTAATCTATATTTTATCGAGTCTGTTGGTAGGTACCTTTGGGAGAAATGGAATGCGGATAAAACCCCAGAAAACCAAAACGACTTTGTCACGTATCTTTACACGATTATTGACGGTGTTATATTTAAGTATGGTCGTCATAAGCACGGTATATCTTACGGTGAAATATTTCAGGGTGCTGTCATCAAACTTATCCAAGCCATGGACAAGTTCGATCCCCAAAGAGTAGTTGGGCATGATGAAAAAGGTAGACCTGTCTACGCCAGAGTCTATACTTATTTTACAATGATACTAAACTATGGAATAACAACAATTACAATGGCTCACGGCTATGACAAGATACACAATATGTCATATGACGCAATGGGTAGAGCAGTTCCTGGTGATAAGCAATCTGTTTCAGACGCTGCTATGATCTTCCAGGAATTTTTGATTTTTCTAGAAACATATAAAGAAGAAACAGAAGACTTATTAGACATAGACAAGAAGATTTTAAACAAGTTATATGATATCTTAAACACTGGTGAAGATTTACACAAGATAGCCAATAATCTTATTTATACTCTACAAACGGAATGTCAAGTAAAATCCAAAGAAGTTTTAGCAACTATGACCAAGATGAGAGCAGCGTTTGGTCCATTAAATATATTCTCATCTAAGCTGGCTCTCACGCAAGCGGATTTTGAACAGGACAATTAAGTTATGTATAAACCTTGTAGTGGTTGTATACATATTAAAAACGTGGGCTTTTCAGTCCATAATACATGTATGACATTGGGCTTTGCGTAAAACCAGAGCCCTTTGTTTATTTATATAGAAATAAGTTAGAGACAGCTATGAATCAAGTTAATAAACGCGAAAACATGAATCCTATGGTCCAGAAGATAGATAATATCGTTATGGCCGAGTCAGAGAAGCTTTTAGTAGATTTAGATAGTGAAGCAAGTGATCTTGCTGGACTCATTGATATCCTTCGGGATAGAATGATTCAATCTACTGATGCCTCCTTTCCAATCAGCTTAGCCAAGCTTGGTGAGCTAAAATTACAAGCATTAAAGCAAAAAAATGATGTATTAAAGAACCTAACTTCCTATAAAAATGCCGAAGCTGCTGGAAATAAAAAGGGTTCTGGGGAACTAAGTATCTCGGACCTAATGAATTCAGTTGCGTTAGGTGCCGGAATGGGCGCTAAGTTGAATATGTCAGGACAAACTCAACCAAAGCTTATAAGTGAAGGTGGTGAACAGGATATGATAGATGTTCACATAGAGAACATAAGTAGAGAACTGCCATCTGCTGCCTCCGCCGCAGATACCTTAATGAGAGATTTTAGCTAATGGCGAAGGTTAAATCATTACAGGCGAAAAAAATAATAAACAAGCCTGCCGATCTTACTCATAAATATTATGAGCCAGAACGATTAGTTGCTAAATGGCAAAAGGAAGGTAAATCATCCGATGAAATCAGAGAAGGGCTTATTAAATATGTCACTGATGAGCGTCAAAAGTGCTTTGATGATCCTATATATTTTGCTAATAGTTATGGTTTTATTATCGGGCATGGTGCTACGGGTATTATACCTTTTGATGCAGACACGTATCAGGTGGATATTCTTAAAGGTGTTCGGCATGATAAATACTCTATTGCTGTTAAGTCACGACAGTTGGGTGTCTCGACAGTAGTAATGTTCTACTGTTTATGGTTCTCTATATTTTCACAAGGTAAGAAAACCCTAGTAGTGGCCCACAAGCGAGAAGGCGCAGAAGAATTCATCGCTAAGCTTAAAACAGCCTATGAATTTCTGCCAGAGTGGTTAAAACCCTCTTGTACACTATATAGTAAATCAACCGTAGAGTTTGATACCAAGTCTAGCATTAAAGCTATGACCTCTAATCCAAACGCCGCCCGTTCGTTCTCCGCCACCCTCTTCGTCCTTGACGAAGCTGCGTTCATTGAGGATTGTGATGAGGTAGTAAGAGCAATTTTACCAACGGTAGCTGCCGCAGATGGTAAGCTAATCGCTATTTCATCCCCTAATGGCAATTCAGACCTAAATTGGTTCTATAAGACCTATACGTATGCTGCGGCTAAGTTGAACCCCTGGACAGCTTACAATCTACCATATACAGTATCAAAAGTTTTCATGTCTAATCCTAAATTTAGAGATGACCAGATTAGAGTAGATAACGGAAATGTAGATAAGTTTGAAGTAGAGTTTAACTGTTTTCCAGCCGGTACTCCAGTTTTAACGGCAACGGGCTCCGTTTCCATTGAAAACATTAGAGTTAATGATGCTGTATTTTCACACTCTGGTAGATTAAGGAAAGTTACCGCTATAAATAATAAACCATATGTTGGTAAATTATATAAAATATCTTCATATGGCTCTGCTGAGCCTATTTTATGTACTCCTGAACATCCAATCAGGACTTATAATAAACATACTCAAAAATACACTTGGACAGCCGCCAAAGATTTAACTAAAACTGATTTAGTAGTGTTTCCAAAAATGTCTTTGAGTACCTTTAAACCAATATCAGACGAGTTATGTAAATTATTAGCTTGGTATATAACGGAAGGTTGTATTGCTAAAAATAGCATTATATTTTCATTAAGTAATGAAGTAAAAGAAAGAGACCATGTCTTGTCACTACTGGATAAATTAAATATTTCTTATTCTGTGGGTCAAGGTACTGGTTGGAGAGTTAGTGTAAATAATGTAAAACTTGTAGATTTCTTTTATAATGCTTGTGGTAGTTTAGCAGAAAATAAGAAAATACCATTTGATTTAATATCTGGTAATGAGGAATTATTTTTTAATGAGCTTATTCTTGGAGATGGTTGTCATAGTATATATAAAGGGTATGAAAAATACTGTTATACTACTATAAGCAAATCTCTAGCTTACCAGGTGCAGTTATTAGCTAACAGTATTAATAAGTATACTGCCGGTATTTCAATAGTAGCCCCACATTTAACTACTATTGAGGATAGGGTAGTAATTTGTTCAGAACGATTTGTAGTTAATATTGGTATAAAAGAAAATTTAGCAGCTAAGTCGCGCAAGTTGGTAAATTTGCGTCATAGCGTTTCTGCAATAATAAAAGGAATAGACACGATTGATTTCAGTGGATTAGTATATAATTTTTCGGTGGCCTATGATGAATCCTATATAGTAGCTGGAAGAGCTGTTCATAATTGTAATTTCAATGTTAACTTAGCATCTTTATTTAGCCCAAATGTTTTAAAAGCCTTTAAAGTAGATACTAATATTTTAAACAAGCAGCTTGGTGGTATAACATATGAAGATACTTTATTCATTTGGAAACTGGCTGAAGCTGGTAAGAAATATAAAATAGGTGTTGACTGTTCTTCTAATAAAGCATCCGCAAAGGATTTCACATCTTTTGAAGTTATAGACGAAGAAACACAAGAACAGATGGCTGAGTATATAGGTAAACTACCTACCGAGTTATTAGTAGAAATACTGATAAAGACTGCCAAGCATTATAACACAGCAGAGCTCATTATTGAAGAGAATTCATATTCCCAGCTAGTAATATACTTATTAGAACAGAAGAATTACAAAAACCTATGGTACGCGGACAACAAAACAACTCCTGGGTTCAACACGAACCGAAATAGTAGAGTACTACTATTGGAGAAGTTAATCCTATTCTATAATAACCTACACGGAATTTCCAAGTTGAAGAGTGCTCGCCTCAAAGTACAAATGGAAAACTTCTCTGCTGGACAAGTATACGCAGACGGATCAAAGAAATTTGAAGCCTCAAAGGGAAATGATGACGCCATCATAGCTCTTGCGTTAGCTGTAGTTACGCTTACACCAAAGGAATATTTCCACAGGCCTGAATTAGAAGGTGGTTCATCTACTCTAATGATGAGCACTGAAAATATGAAGCTAACTGGTGAGTATAATGAAGAGTATTTAGAACACTTCTCTATATTGATGGGTATCTCAAAAGCTTCCTTGGCTTCCAGATTGAAATTATATCACGATATTAAATCTGGTGTGTATGATGGTTCTGGTCTAGATGACTTAAATTTCATTCATCCCGTCGAGGAATGGGAACGCGCACGAGCGGCAGCAGACTTTTTAGGTATGAAAAATACCCAAATACTTTCTGATACACAATATGCTGACGCAAAAAAAGCAACATTACCATTTGGCGAACAGTATGCTATGGACGATATATTTTCTGAAGACCTTCCAGCAATCTATCAAGCACACAAGAATTTTTTATATGGTAACAGAAATACAAAACCAACTTTTTGGTAAATGGGATAACTAATGGCAGAAGACAAAAAATCAATTTTTACAGCACTAGCCGCAATATTCGGTAGAAATAAGCCAAACGAATTTGAAACTCGTCTTGGGGTAGAGCAGGCTCTACAAGCTACCAATAGTCTAAGTGCTACAACACCTGCAGTAGAGCCAACAGTCATCTCCAAAAAGGGAATGGGTGTTGGTGTATATGTTGATAGAACAGATGGTCCCGTATTCCATAGATATCTCGATAGAGAAAATCTACGGCATGCTCGTTACTCTATTTATGATCGTATGGACACTGATCTTGTCGCCTCTGCCTTAGATGTATATGCTAATGAGGCCACGCAGAAAGGTAATGCTCCTACTGTGATTACAGTATCCAGTTCTTCAAAGTATATCCAAGATGAACTCATGGATATGTTAGAAACTACTGGGCTTAACAACTGGAAGTCTTGGTCAATTCTGCGCGATATGTGCAAATATGGAGATAGGTTTGAATCTGTTAAACTTGACTCCCGCAGAGGCGTTGTCGGATTACTGCAGTTAGATCCTCGCGGCGTATATCGCTTGGACGTTGATGGCGAGCTGCAAGGTTATGTACAGGATATGGAGATTGTAAGACAAAATTCCATGGATGCCAGCTCTCAGTATTCCACTCAGAGCCCTTTCATCGACTTAACAACACTATCTCTTCCTTACATGACTCGTAAAATGAAGACCTCTACTGAGACAGACAAGGATAACCTTATTCCTTTCTTGAAATATGAGATGATGCATTTCAGACGTCGTGGCAATGGCATGTTTGAGCCTTATGGTGTCAGCTCTCTTGAAGCCGCAGTAGATGTCTGGAAGAAAGTTGATCTGCTTTTAGACTCTATCATTATATATAGATTAAACCGTGGGCCCGCCAGGCTCGTGTTCTATGTGGACGTGGGCAATAATCAGGGTGCAGATATCGAAAATCTTGTCAAGCGCCAGATTAACGCTATTAATAAGCGGGAATACTATAATCCAGATGGTCGCTTAAATGAACGCTATCAATTATTAGATATGAATGCTAATATCTTCATTCCTGTATCTAAGACTGCCGCAAGCTCTAAGGTTGACATGCTTCAACCAGCTCAAAACCTTGGCGATATTGAAGATTTAACTTATCTTAATAATAGACTCTTCTCTGCCCTAAAAGTTCCAAAGGCTTTCTTAGGGTTCGAGGGTGATGTAAACTCCAAGGGAACTCTTTCTCAACAGAACGTCACTTTCGGTAAGGCACTACAAAACATCCAAGAAGATTATTTAGACACCGTAAAAGAACTTTGTGTTATTCACCTTGCTATTAAGGGCATCACAGACCAATCTGAATTAAAATCATTCTCGTTAGTAATGACAAGGCCTTCTTATATTGAAGAGAAGGCTCGTATTGAACTCGATTCTGCTGCTATTGGATTAGCCCAGGCTTACTTAGGCCAGGGTATTAACCGCGAGTGGATTTTAAAGAACGTCTTAAAGAAGTCTGATTCTGATATTAAGGAAATGACTAAGGCTGATCCACAAGTAGCGCAAGCTGCTGGTGCTATGGGTGCCGGTGGATTGCCGGGTGGATTGCCGGGTGGAATGCCAGGACTTGATACCTCTGGTGCCCTACCTCCTGAACCAATGCCAGGAGCAGAACAACCTATTAACACACTGAACCCCGGCAACTTACCACCTCCTGGAACTCCTGGTGCTGGTGGAACTCCTCCTGGACCTCCTCCGGTTCCTCTTACCGCAAATAGACATTATGAAGATACTGCTCTATATGAGGGTGAGTATATTCCAACCGTCCTTAAAGTACGAGCACCCCTTACAAGAATTATGGAATACAAAGAATTAATGCAGGCACAGCTTTTAGCTGAAAGTCTAAAAGACAGTGTAGCAGTGGAAATCGAAGATGAGATATTAGACCCTCTTAGTACTAACTCCATTGAAGCTAACACAAATCGCTTAATTGATTAAAGACTTTAACAATTAAATTATTGAACAGACTTTTATAAATATTAACAGCTTAGGGTTAAAAATGAAACTACAAACTTTTGTTGACATACTTCGTGGCGGTAACTTAGCTCTGGGTAGTAAATTATCTAATTTACTAACAGAAGACTGCACGATTTTAGAATACACTAACGATTCAGTGCTTTTCTCCAAGGGCCATAAACTAGTTTTAGCTAAGTTTAAAAACCCGATGGTAGAATCCAAGATGACTTCTAATCATATTATTGATAATGAAGTAGTTGAGATTTCTAAGAAAGCAATGACAGAATCAATGCAGAATCTACTTCACAAAGTTGTAGAATGTATTGTTTCTGAGAACCTTATTGATGCCCAAGAGCATCTAGATGAGTTCTGTCAAACCTTCTATCAGATGTCTGTCCTAAAAGCCAGATATCCTGAACTCTTTACAGAAGAGCTTATTAAAAATTCTAAGG